TACGTCAGGTTATGGTAGATGCTGGTTTTGATATGCCATACAATGTTGAGGGTTTAATGACTCCGGAAAAATACCAACTACAAAGGGCAGTAGGATATAAGGCAAGAGAACAGGTAATTAGTGATAAGACACATCGCTATTATAATGGATTTCGCATGTGTGATGATGTAGGACCTGCTCCAGTACCTGTAGAAAAACGTATGATGGATGTAGCAAAAAAGATAGACGATTTGAATAAACAAGCAGCAGTAATTGAAGCTAAACTAAGAGAAGCTAACAAGAAAACGATTGATTTATATCCATTGCCTGATGTAGATTTAACTAGTGTTATTTCGAAGTCAAGGAAATTAGTTAGAGATGGCTTTCCAGTAACGATGCACTCGATGTGTCCTGATTGCCAACAAATATTTACGTGGGACGTAATAAAACACGATGCCGCGCCAGTCCAATGCGAAATTTGTCAATCGCAATTATCACTCTTTCCAGCTATCAAAGCAGACGAAGGGTCGGACATCCTCACTAAAATTATTTTAGAGAAAGATGCCAATGACAAAACAGAATTCAAATATCTTGGTAAAGACGCAGGAGTTGGAATCGAAAGATTCGGCTGGGTCGACAAACCGCTTGAGAAACGTGTCTCTGTCGGGTTTAGCTCCTAAGCAACCCCTAGGTGAACTACTTTACCAACAACTCATCCTGCAGAATAAAATTGAAGATGCAGGTGGTGAGATAACGGATAACGAAGATATTATATGGAGAAATCAGGAAATTGCAATCAAAGATAAAGTCGATGCCTATGGGTATGTCTTATCGGAATTGGAAGCTGAGTTGAAGAAATTAGCAGAGATCAAACGGGAAGCTTCAGCAAGAATCCAAAAGGCTGTTGACCGAGCCACAAATGATACTGCTCGACTGAAACAAAGATTACACTACCTGAGCGAAGGTTCTCCCCTTCGTGGCCATATCTACTCTTTTCACCCATATCTATCGGAGAGAAGAGAAGTCGCGAACATTGACCTGGTTGAAGACAACTTGGTCGATTTGACTGTAAAGATGAAAGTCAGGGAATGGAATAAGTTATTAGATGCATTCGCACAAATACATCAAGATTTACGAGTTCCGGAGTACAAGGTTGTTAAACGGGAGGCTAATGCCTCCCAGCTTCCCGACAATCATCCAGCAATGATTCTGAAGAGAAAGGAATCAGTTCGAGTTACCTAAGTTTTACTATGCGTGTAGGCGTCCAAAACCTGCACGCTGTGCGTTGTAACGCATACTAAGTTTACTACATAGTGAGTTCGTCTCACTTAATTTAGTAATGTGCCCATGTTCACAAACCGAGATCTCTATATAAGTCGGTGGAATCGTATGTGTTTCCTTCGATGGTTTTATAGAGGTTCTTCGGGCTGACCCGTTAGTTTAAAGGTTAGAGTGCGCGGGAAGATAATTAAATAGCATGTAAGGAATAAGTCCGCAACAGCTTAGTCAATCTACCAAGACTATAATAGCAACAGACTTAAAGTATAACTCTTACGGTAGTAAGTGGATGAGGATTTAACCGGCATGCCTTCGGGCGACAACCGTACCTCATTGCATTAAACTGAAATTATAGAGTTTAGTTCAAAATTATTTTGCGCGAAATAACAAGAACCTGCTGAAAACCTGAAGTTATTTTAATAATCCATTCGAGAACGATAGGATCTCAACCTATAGAAGTGTTTCCCTTCGGCAAGGAAGATAAATAAAAACATTCAATATTCTTGGTGTAGCGTGTACCGTAAGGGAGGCTAAAATCACCATCCTGACGATGTTATATTTATGGTTCGAATCCCACACGGGTTACTATGGCAAAGCTGGTATGTCAGTTTCATTAGCTAATTTGATACTATCCTGATTTACATACTACGGGCGGTAAAATTAGCTATTGCCTAAACGGCTGAGATAAGAGGAGACGAGCCCTCGATTGTATCAAAGCCAGCCACTTAGCTCGGAGTGGCAAGAATTGTTACTATATCTCCTTTCTGAAAAGGTGCCTCTCTTCGGAGAAGACACCTTTTTTTTATAAAAAGTCTAAATTTATGCATAAAACACTTGACATTGACATTTAAATTGTTTATATTACATTGGCTATTTAGAATTTAACCTTAAAGGAATACTGTCGCATGATTTATTTTGAAAGAGTACCTGATGATATAAGGTCTAAGTATGAATCTTGGAAATCAGACACATTACTTGGTAGACAACAGTGGTTAATACGTGCGCAGAACTCTGAGGAATATTATTATAATGATGTAGATAACACGGGTACAACTTATACAAGTGCCCAGGCTGCGAAAATACGAGATAATACTAATATCCCTGTATCAATTAACTTTTTACATCCAGTTACCAACCAAAAATTAGCACTCCTTGCACAAACTAAACCCTCCATAAAAACAATTTCCCTTGACGCTAGAGGCAAGCAACACGCTATGGTTCTAGACAAAATGAAACATGGGATACTATATACGTCTAATGCCTCAATCGAGATCGAGCAAATGATTAAAGATATGCTTGTTACGGGGATGGGACACATTATGGTAACCCCCGTTGACTTCTATAAAAAGGGCTTATTTAATTTGAGAGTTGTCCATGTACCATTTGATGAAGTGATTCTAGATATCAACGCTAAAAGTAGGACACTTGATGATATGGAGGGTTTGTTTATTGAACGTGCTTTCACATTAGCTAAAACCTTTTCTATATATGGTGGATTAATAGAACAACTTAGAACTGAAGATGGAAGACCAGTAGATATACAAACTCTGACTGGGCAAACTTGGATAGAAAATGATCTTACAGATAAACAAGATATCACAACTCCAAGATGGAATGCTGACGAAAGAGTTGTAGTACGTGAATATTATAGTAAAGTATATACGACTATGTATGTAGTACCTGAAAAAGGTATTAACCAATATTTATTTGCTGAAAATTTACCACCTGAAGAACAAGCTATATTAGCAAATTCTAAAGAATCATTTCCGGATGTATACATCAAAAAGACTATAATAATGGGTGACTTTAAAATATGGGAAGAAGTACTTCCTGTTACGGAATATCCATTACGTACCGCTTTTTTTGAATGGGGTGGAAAACCATATAGAAGCTATGGTATGATCCATTTTACAAAGGGTATGCAAGAAGCTTTTGATAAGATATTACAGATTATGATTTTGAATGGTATCTTATCTAATAATGCTGGATGGACTTCGCCCAAAGGGGCTATACCCGAAGAGGATAGAAAGAAGTGGGAACAGTATGGTAGCAACCCCAAGGTTATAAAAGAATTTGTACCTAAAGTTTATGAGAACCAAGTATTAAAACCTGAGCGCGATCAAGTAGCTCAACTTAGCAATTTTTATCCTATGGTATTAGATATGCTAAAAAATGGGATTGAATATTCTACTGGAGTGAATGCTATACTCCAAGGAAATCCCAAGGAAGCTGGAGTTGAAGTATTTAGTTCATTACAACAATATCAAAGCGCTGCTATGATGAGAGTCATTATGGCTACATCACATATTAATCAAGTTATGAAAGAACTTGGACAAGTACTAGTAGAGTTTATGACAGCAAGTTTAACTCCCGATACCTTCTCATTTTTTGATGAGAAAGGTGATCTTAACGAAGTACAACTTGCGCAAGATATCATAAATGATATGAAAAGTATACGCTTCCAAACGATGGTAATGCCATCTGAAGCACATCCAACACAGAGATTAGCAATAGCTACAGAGCTTGCTAAGATTGCACAATCTTCACCAGATCCATCAGAGAGACAAATTTTGACACAGAAAGCACTAGAGTTATCTGACATTAGAGAATATGAATCTATCAGAGACCAATTAGATGCAGTCAAGAAGGCTGAGAATAAATTAAGTTCATTGCAAAATGCTTATGACCGATTGCTTGAAACCTCTAAGCAAATGGAGAATAAGTATGTTAATATTGCACTAGAGAATAGAATTCTGAAAGAAGTATCTACTGGAGAAAAGAAAATTGGAGAGAAATTTTCAGAGCTTGAAACGAAATTGAAGCTGGCTGATCAGATGGCTGAGGCCAAAATAAAGGCTCGGTCTGATATACAAGCCCAGCGACCACAATAAAAAGAGGTAAAAATGGATAATATCGAGAACCCTAACCCAACTGGCGGTGCAGGAAATAATGAACAACCAGTTGCTCCTGGTGGAAGCCCAAAAGGTCAGTCAAATGACTTTGACCCTATTATGGCAGACATCGAAGCAACTTTTGGAGGTTCAGGAGATCCTTCATCTACAGATGGCACGGCAAACGGTATGACTTTCCCTGGTGATAACATCGGAGAAAAATCGGGACAACAGCAAACACAGGACGAAACAGTAGGTATGACACCTGCACAATTAGCTGCACACTTCCAGTCTAAATATGACAAGTTAAATGCAGAATTTTCCCGTGTAAAACCCGAATACGAAAAGTATAAAAGCGTTGCTGAATTTGTAAATCAGGTTTATGAGGATCCGACTG